AATTTTGTTGCTAAAATATATAAAGTTCTTACTACTAAAGATGACGTAAGGAAGATAGCAAAATCTACTGTAAAGCTTTGGAAAGCTGCTTTGGGTGATAAATTCAATCCTAAAAAGATTGATAAATATGATGATATTAACGTAGCTGATGGTCAAGGTAGAATAAGCTTTGACGGTTATAGAGAGTTCAGGATAAGAACTGGTACTTGGAATAATGAAGAAGAAGCTACATATCTTAGAGAAGTAATTGCTTGGAAAAGATATAAAGGCTTAGAGGTAACTGAAAAAGACAATCAGTTACTAGAAGCTTATAAGGACTACAAAGATGTACCTTTCAAGCCTATTAAAGCTCAATATGACGGCCATATGGCTAAAGAAGGACATTACCCTGTAGCTCATAAGTTCTCTTTAGCTCCTTTAATTCCTTCTGTAGTAGCAGGAACGCCTTTAGAAGATATACATGAATATCTTTTAGAGAATAATATTGCGTACATGTTACATGAAAGTGGTAGTAAAAAGTACCAAGGTGGTATAGCTGATCTTTTCAAAAGAGATGAGAAAGGTATATCAGATTTGTATTCAAACTTCTTAAAGGAACAAATTGTAACTAAGTCTAAGAGAAGAGATGAGAGTACATGGGGTACTCAGATGAGAAAACTGTTCTTAGCCAACTTATTTGAAAAAGGTAAAGCTGGTGGAGAAGTAGAATCTTTATATAAAGAGTATATACAGAACATGAATAATATAATGCAAGAAGAAAAAGATGCATTATATAGAGAGTTTGGTATAAAAGAAGAAGGTGGTAAAATCGTTATTTCTGATGTTAAGCCTTTCATTGACAGTCTTTTAGGTCAGATGGAAGCTAGAAACCTTAACCAGAACTTAAAGAATTCTATCAAGTATGATGATATAACAGGTAATTTCAAATATCCTTTGGAAATCAACCTTAACCGTCAAGATATTATCAATCTTATAGGTGGTATGATTGATAGAAGATTAAGAAGATTGAAAGTTAATGGTGATATATTAACCCTTATCTCTTCTTCAGGTATGCTTCAAAAAGGTGAAGAGTTAAGAGGTTATGAACCTGTTTTTGATAAAAACGGTAAGTTTACTCATGTTAGACCTATGCAAGTTAAGATAGGTTGGTCTAGTCATTACACTCCTTTACTTGGTTTAAGGTATAAAGGAGAAACTATAAGTAATGTAGATAACCTTAATAAAGCTTTAAGAGATGACAACTGGGTAGAAGAAAATATGGAAAGCCTACTTCATATAGGTTATCGTATTCCTACACAAGGTCCAAACTCTATGGAATTCTTTGTTCCTGCTGAGTTTTTATCTGAAGCTTTCTATGGTATAATACCTCCTCCAGAATATGTTGTTAAGACAGGTGGTGACTTTGACGATGATAAACTTCATATATTCAGACCTACATTAGATGTAAATGGTAATATTGCTAATGATAACTATATCAACACTTTAAGAAAGAGAAAAGCTAAAATCCTTGAAGATGTAACTGTTGACAAGATTGCAAGCAAAATTAGCTCTCAGATCCTTTCAGGTATGGAAGAAGAGGAAGATTTTGATGATTTGGTAGAATCTTTACCAAAAGAAGTAAAAGAAAGAATGAAAGAATTAAAGAGTATAAACTCTGAAATTAAAGGATTCTATCATAATAAGTCTTTAGCTATATATCATAAAATCCTGTCATCCCCAGAGATGTTTGAGCAGTTAATAACCCCTAACTCAGCTTCTGAAGTTAAGGATATGGCTGTAGAAATAGGTGAGCTGTTAAATCTTCCGGGTGTAGCAGAAGTTAAAAAGAAAGAAGACTTTAAAGCTACTCAAGTATTCTTAGGTAGAAATAACTATACTAAGTTTCTACAAAACTTATCAGGTAAGGCTCACTTAGGTATGTGGGCTGTTAATAATACGTTCTCTCAGCTTTTACAACAAGCTGGTGTGACTATTAATAAAGGTTATGTAGCTGTAAAGAATATAAAAGGTGTAGATACTAAGTTCAAAAGAACTTATAATCAACATCTTATGACTCAAGAAGAGAAGAAAGAATATGGTGCTTCTTTATCTAACTTGTATTTTCCAGATGGAAAAAAACTTAGACAAGAGATTATTTCAGAGCTTATCAACGCAACTGTAGATATTGCCTCTGACCCATTCTATTCATTCTTAGGTATAAATGAACATAATAAAGGTGTTGTAGCATATCTTCTTCAACAAGGTACACCTTTTAGAAGAATTATACTTTTCATAAATCAATCTCCTCTTAGAACATATTATAATATGAGAGAAAGAGAACCTTTTAGAGATATAGAAGGTACTGCTTATCCTACTACTAATATGTTAATGATGGATTTGATGGGTATAGAGATTCAAAAGAATATGAGAATAGTATATGAAAATACTGTTGAAAGAATAGATAGTTCTCATACAGGGTTTACTGAACAAGAGTTATATGATAATGTAAAGGGTACAGATGATGATGTTTATTCTAAGAAGATATTAGCTCATTTTGTTAAGTTAAGAGAACAAGCTGAGATTTTTAGAAAAGTTCAGATGAGTAATAGTTATGATACTACTAAATACTCAACTTCTTTATCTGCTTTACAGAATGAGAATATGAAAAGGGAAGTAGAACAATCAGGATTATTTAATAATGTGCAAAACATTCAAAATCAATCTCTTGTATCATCTTTTGATAATAGGAACATTATAAGAGGAGTATTCTCATCATTGTTCCCATTTGGTTATAATGAAGCAATGGTTAAGACTTTTGACAGTCTTTCTCCTAAGCTTTTCAATAAGAAAGATAAAGAAAGATTTGAAAGAAGGGTAGCTGCTGACTTTATAGAGTATATAGTTAAGAATTATGGTTATTCTCCTAATAAAGACAAGAATTTTGCTCAGTATGCAATAGAATTGATTACTGATGCAAACCCTCTTTACAAGAGAATTCTGGATATAAAGACTAAGTACCCAGAGCTAGAAGAAAGATTTGAGATAATATCAAAGATTTTCCCTAACTTTGAAGCAGGTAAACCATTCAGGAAGAACCTTGAGATTATAAGAAATATTGATAATAATACTGATTATCAAGAACTTCTGATAGATGATTATAAGAAGATGTTGAAATTCTCACCATCTATGATAAATAAGACATCTATGCCTAATGAGGATGTTGCTGAGATAAGAAAGATAATGTATGACCTTGCTTATATAGGATTTATGCAAAGTGGTTTCAATAAATCATTATTCTTCTTCTCTGATGTTATACCTACTGAAATCTTTAATAATAACTTTACAGAAGCTTTGGAAAAGTATATGAGGTTAAGCCAAGATGAGAAAGTTCAATTCATCAAATCATTCAGAAATGAATTTGTTGACCAGAATCCAGAAACCTACGGTAAACCTTCTAAACAATCTTATAGAGGTAAAGCTTATGGTTTGAATAAAGTAAAAGTAACATCTGAAAAGATTGTAGAAAATGAACTAGCCCCTGCTCCTGTTGCAGCTAAAGTTGTAAAGACTGAAGTTAAGGATGATTCAGACTTTATTAAAGATGATAAATTACGTAATCTTGTTAACTTCTTAAATAATAAAGGGCCATTCTATTTTTATGATGTACCTTCTAATCTTAAAAAAGATGAAGTTATTAATATTATAGAATCAGATGAACTTTCTAAAAAATTCAGAAGAGTAATTACTCCTGATAATATAGAAAAAGCAAAGAAGTTAGACAAGAAGTATGATGAAATTATTCATGATAAAACAGAAACACCTATAGATATAGATAAAGAGTACAAAGACTGGGAGTTATATAATGATGATATAACACCTGAAGATGGTACAGAAGGTATCTGTAATTAACAAAAATTAACCCGTCCGAGTAAAAAAAAAAGAACATGAGTTGTAGACCTTATATAAATAATCTTTCAAAGAACCCAAGAGTTCAAAATGAATTAGATAAATTACATAACTCAATCTTTAACAGATTGATAGACAGTAAGTTATTTAATAAATGGGAAGATTATCATTTCTTGCCCACTAATCAAGCTAAGTATACTGCTGCCAAAAATCTTATATCTCAAATAAATGAGCAGTATAAGAAGAAGGTAGCAGGTACTTCATTTACCAAAGCAACTGGTAAAGAGTTTGTATTTGTTAACGTTAAGAATTTTGTAAAGGAATTTGAAGAAGGCCAAAGTCTTTTAGAAGCTCAACAGGTTGATGAATTTGGTGATTCTGTACCTTTAGGTATAACTAATACTAAAAATGAGTATTTTGATATAACAAAGAGTAAATTTGAAGAAAAAGACAAAATAGTTGATAATTCAGGTGCTAAAACTGGTAAATATGGATATTACTATGTCTTAAATAAAGAACAGCAAAAAAATTATAAGGATTATTCTAAAAAACATGTAAATAGTGTTCCGGGTTCTTCAAAAGAAGGATTTGAACTTTCTAGAAATTTAAACCAAGTTGTATATCTTAAAAAAGTAAGAGGTAAGCATTACTTATATATAGATTTAAAGCATTTGGTTAATCATAATGGAGTTTTATTACCAGAAGTTTATGGTAAAGTAAAATTTCCTATAGACCTTGTATTCTATAACGAGGAAGAAAAATATTTAAAATCCTTTAAAGAAGAAAAGCCTTTTATCTCTGAACAAGAACAAGAGATAAGAAAGCTTATGTTTAAAACAGCAGGTATAAGTGCACCTAAAGCAGCTAATTTTTATATTTTTAATATAAAAGATGCAATTGTAAAGCTTGTTAAAAATTTAGGGGGAAATATATCTTATTCTGAACTTAATAATATAACTGAAGAAAACTTAGATTATATAAAATCTTTGGTTAATATAGATGAAAAAGTTGATAAATTAGCTAAAGATTATAAAAAAGAAATTGATAATTTAGATGAAGATCAGTTAAAATTACAGATTATCAGTTCAGTTGAATCTGATTATGATTCAGATACTCTTCAAGGTATATGGAAAGTAATAAATAGATTACCTGTTTCATTTTTAAAATTATTATCATTTGAATTTGTTGATAGTAGTACTGCTTATTTTATGGCAGGTAGTGATAAAAATAAAGACCCTAAATCTGTAGATGTTAGATCTATAACTGAAAATGAATCAATAATTATAGGTACTTCTATTAACGTAGCTCTTCGTAGAATGCTTGATGATGGCTTTATTACTAGTGAAGAACTAGACAAGTTAAATAAAAGAATAAGAACTGATATTGATGTTTATTTAAAGGCCCAAAAAGGTAAAATTCTTACTTATGAGCATCTTAAACAATTTATAAAAAGGTCTAGTTATATTAAATATCTTAGTAAGAAGGTTTCATACCAAGGTCAAACTCATGCTGCTTCTAATGTATTTGAATATTATAGAGATAAAGCTATTTATGATATAGAAGAATATACTACTAGACAGAATAAAGGAATTGTTGAAATAGTAGATTTTTTATCAAAATTACAAAATAAAAGATTAAATAAAGTACATACAAATATAACATTAGGAAAATTTGATTTAACTAAAGACTTATTAAAGTTTCCAATTGACTATACTGTAATAGCATCCCCTGAATTAGGTCACGCTGTTGACTATTATTTACAAACAACTAAACCTGAAATAAGAGGAAAACTTAATAATTTTATTACACAGTTAACTCTATTACCAGAATTTTCTAATTATTTAGAAAAAGGCTTATATAGTAGAAACTATAATATTAATGATACTAAAGAAATTGCAGCAGATTTGTATGCTTGGATGATGGCTAAATCTGCCGGTTATGATGTTTCTAATAGTCATATATCTAGTTTAGATAAGTTTATGTATGATAATGAGGTAGTTGTAGAAAGATTATTTAAAAGAATTTTTGATATAAAAACTCCTTCTCCTGATATAAGTTCTATTAAAAGTAATCCTATTGAAACAGTAACTGATTATATTAAGAGGTTAATTAATGGCCTTGTAGAATGGGTTAATGAAAGTTTAAATACTACTTTGTATTCTAGTGACAACGGTGAAATAAAACTTGAACCCGCAGGTTTAGCAGTTCAAAGATTACTTTCTGCATTAGATAGATTAACAATGAGAGATGAAAACTTTGATGTTGAATCTATATTAAACAGTCAAACTCAAAAAGACTTTTTTAATGGGGTAAAAAATGAATTATATAAAAAAGAAGTAGATATATCTAAACTCTCAGATATAGAAAAGAGAATGTATCAATCTGATTCCCAAGGATTTATATCATTTTTAAGAGATCAATTATATGGACTAAGTAACGGTGTAAAAGTATATGAAAACCCACCTTCTGAAAAGTCCATGGTAGAAAGATATGGTAAAGAGTTAATAGCTCTTGCTAAGGAAAGTCCTATGTATAATAGGGTAGACTACAAGATGAAAGTTATTAACAATATTCTTTCTAATAAAGAGAAAGTAGATAAGTGGTTGAATAACAAGTCAATAACTCCTCCTTCAGTTTTCTGGGAAAAATTACAAAAGGATTTACAGATACCCAGACCTCAAGTAGACCTTTTAGCAGCTTCAGAAGGTAACACTTTTGATGAAAAGTTAGCTAATTTTATGGCTAATTATAGTTATACTATTGAGATTAATACTGCTAGAAAAGGTGTTGATATATATGATATGCCTTCAACTCCTGAAGACCCATATCAATCTTCTTTTAATATAAATGGTAGAAATTATATAGCTGATTATCAAACAAAAGAATTCTTATATAGAAATGAAGTAGTAGAATTTGACCAACCTATTCCAGAAGATGTTTATATAACATATGATGAATTTAAACAAGCAGAAAAACATTATGTACAGTCTTTAAAAGAAAGAAATAAAGGGACTAATTCTGATTATTATTCAAACCTAACAGTACCCGGAGGTACTAATTATACAGAAAATGAAATAGCTACTCCTTTAATTACCCCTTCTATTAAAGGTCATGCTCAATTTGCTACAGATAAAGGTATAGGATGGTTTCGTTCAGATGACAAACATCCCTTTACAGGATTTTTAGAAGATTTAATTGCCTCAGGAACAATAAAAAAAGTACCTTGCGGATAATGAAAACAGGAATATATAAAATAACTAATCCTAAAGGTAGAATTTACATAGGACAGTCTAAAAATTTAGATGAACGACTTATTAGATATAAAAAGTTACAATGCTGTAAAAATCAATTATTTTTATATAGGTCTTTTTTAAAATATGGAATCAAAAATCATATTTTTGAAATTGTTGAAAGAGGTAATTTCAGTAAATCTGAACTTAATGAATTAGAAAAGAAATATGTAAAACACTTTAATTCTTTTAATGGTTGGAAAAATGGAGGATTAAATTTAACTACTGGTGGAGATTGTTATGAATTTCATCAAACTGTTAAAGATAAAATGTCTGAAACTAGAAAAAGAAAAATTAAAGAAGGTCAATTAAATAGTAAATTAACTATAGAACAAGTTAAAGAAATTAAATCTTTACTTTTACAAAAAGCTAAACAAGTAGATATAGCTGTAAAATTTAATGTTAGTAAAAATTTAATTACTGAAATTAAAAAAGGTAGAGCTTGGTCAAACATTCAAATAAATTAAAACATGGCATGTTATTTATATAATGGTATTAAATATACCGAAGAAGATTTAGTAAAATTATTACAGTCTCAACAACCAAAAACAAGACGCATTTTGGAGTTGCAAAGTGATTTATTTCAGAAAGGTAGAAATAAAAAGAATTTGATTACTTCTTTAGATGATAAGACTGGCTATGGTGGAAATCAAGCTACTGCTCAAGAATATAGAAATACTATAGATGGTAGTGAAAATCAATTTCTACAACTCCTAAATAAAGATAATAACTGGGTAACTTTTTTCTTGAAGTCAATTTTACAGGATTCTGCAAAAAAAGGTTATGAAAAAGTATTGTTTCCATCTGGAAATACAGCTAGTAAAGTTGAAGGTCATTCAACTTTAGAAAGTTTAAAAAAAATAACTGAAGAAAGAATTGAGGAATTAAAATTACAACTTAAAAAAGTTGAAGATATAAAATGGATAAAAGACCAAATAAGTCAAAATTTAGAACATCAAATTCAAGATGAAGAAGAAATCGGTCTTATTGATGAAGGTATAAAAGATCCTTATTCCTTAGAAGCTATAGAAAATTTTAAAAAAGGATATTTAAATAAAAGAAATTATGAATTAAAAGAAAAAGAAAAAGAGTTAGAAGATATAAAATCTGGTAAAACTAAATTATCAGCTATTCATAATTTCTATGAAAATACTATTTCAAATATCCTTAAAAAACAAGGATATAACCCAACTACTGTTACTGATGAGTATGGTAATACTTGGCGTTCTATAACTATAGAACCTTCTCATCAAGAGGAAATTCTATTTTCTAGAAGAGACCAAGAATCAAAACAACTTAGTGGTATAGCTTTAAATGAGATAATAAGTAATCTCCAAAAGAAATTAGACGTTCAAACACAGGAAATTACTGAAGATGAGGCTTACGGGCTTACTGAAAATACATCTGTTCCTTATAATGGTGAAAGTGCCTTCTTCTTTGAAGGTAAAATATATCTTGTTAAAGGTAAATATGGTTTAGATGATAAGTTACATGAAATTATACACCCTTTTATAAGAGCTGTAGCTAAACAAAACCCAGAATTATTCAATAATCTTTATAAAGAAGCTGTAAATAACCCAGAATTACAGGATTATCTGGAGTATATTACTAAATTATATCCAGAATATGCAGAAAAAGCATTTAAAGGAGATACAGTTCCTTTTATGGAAGAGTTTTTAGTGCATGTTATTCAAAAACAAGCTACTGGTGAACTCAATAATATGAAACCAGAAACAAAGAACTGGTTACAAAGAGTTTGGGACAATTTAAAGAACATTTTTAGGAATATATTCAATCCTAAAGTGTCTTTAGCTGGACTTAATGCTAATATGACTATAGAAGATCTTACTAAGATGTTATTATTTTCTGATAATAATATTGATTTAAGAGGCAAGGACGGTCTATGGAATTATGTATTCCCTGTTTATAACCGTTCTTTTGTAGATGAAGTTCAAAGAATACAAAAAGAAAAGCTTAATCCTCAAATTGAGACATTCTTCTCTCTTGTTAAGAGTCAATTAGAAAGAATTAGAAGTAATAATAACCTTAAAGAACTTAAGGAAATATTAGGTAATGATGAAGATGGCAACCCTTTAGTAGATGCTAGAAACCTTTTATCTACTTCTAATAAGCTTATAGGGGATGTAGAAAATGACATGGATAAGATGTTGACTTTTGCTGAGGCAATCTCTTCATTATCAGTCTTTTCTGAAAAAATGATTACTCATGTAGACCAATTCATAGATAGAGATGATATAGGTGAAAAGTATAAATTAGGGGTACTTCTTAACTATGGTTATATAGTAAAGGAATGGAACAAGGTAATATCTGATTTCAAAACTCTTGTACCATACCAAAAGACTAACCCACTTCGTACAGAGGTAGCTAAAATCTCAGATATATTTAATGAGATGCATCACAAAATGCAGTCTTATGCACAAAATACAGGACTGGTTTCTTTATTAAAGAAAGATATAGATACTAATGAATATCTTACAAAAGCTTTTGAAGGACTTAAAGCAAATATAGAAAAGCTTCAAAAAGAGTATGATAATGGCAATAAGTCTATAAAGAGTATTTTAGAAAAAGAGAAAGAGTTACTTAGAATTACTGAACCTACTGAAGATAACCTTAAGAAATGGTTAGCAGGTGAAATGGGAGATAGTAATACTTTCTCTATGATGTTTGAAAGTTATACTTCAAACCCTAACCCTATTGTAGGTAGCTTTATTAACTATTTCTATAAAGAGAAAGCAAAATTGGACTCAGAGGTTCATGAAACTAACACTTCTTTCTTAAATAGAATTGTTGGTATATTTAAAAAATCTAATATTGACAGAAACAAAATAGAGGATACATTTGATAAGATTACTGATAGTATCCAAATTTTGGCTTTTGACAAAGATGGTACTCCTATTAAAAGAGAAGTAAAAGTATTTGCTAATCAATATGCAGGTGATTATCAATATCAAGTAGATTTATATAAGCATAAATTACAAGAATTCAAGGAAAAAACCCCAGAATACTATGCTTTGAAGAAGGAATATGAACAGTTTAAGACTGATTACATGTTTGATTCTTCTTCTGATATTGTTACTAAGGCTAGACAATTTTGGTTACAATCTGATAACCACCAGATTGCCAAGGACTTAAGACAAAGTATATTAGATATAGTTACTGCTAAACAACAAGTTAAACCTCTTACAGAAGAAGAAAGAGAATTTAAAGATACTGAAGTAAAGCTTCTATGGAGAAGATATTCAAGATTGTCATCTTTAAGAAATGATGATAATACTTTAAAGACTCCGGATAATCCAAATCCTGAAATGAACTCTACTATTGCTCAGATAATTAAAGATTATCAAGAAGAATTTGGAGGTTTATATGAAAGAGTTGAGATTAAGGATGCCTTTACAACCGCTAAAAAAGTTCAGGAAGAAAAGCTTAAATTCTCAGGAATAGAAGAAACTTCACCGGAGTTTAAGAAAGCTATGTCAGCTTGGATGAGAGATAATATAAAAATCTCTAATTCTCCACAGTTTTATGAAGATAGGCAGAAGATTTTAGATGAAATGTCTGCTATCCTTAGTAAATTACCTGATTCAGAAAGAAAAAGTCTGGATATAGGAGCTGTTTGGAAAGAAATATTTGATGTTACAAAAGGTTATAGAGATGAAGATGGTCAACCTATAGGTTCAGATCTTACTTTAGACCAACAACAAACTGTAAAAGATTTACAAGATAAGCTTGATGAAGTAAGTCAGAACTTTGTTACAAAGAGTGGTCTTACAAAAGAAGAAGGTGAACGTTATTTTGAACTGAAGAGACTTTTACTAGAAAATGCTATTTCCAAAGAAGAGAGTAATGAATATAATGAACTGGATTTAAAGAAAAAGCAGAATAGATTGTCAGAATCTGATAATGACAGATTAGAAGAATTATATATACAACTTTCTGAAATTCAAAGAAAGATACCTACTAATTACTATATAGCCACTTTTAATAATTGGATGGATGTAGTAAAAGGGTCAAAAATTGATATAGATTTTACAGCTACTTCTCCAGAAACTATAGATCCACTTCTTGAAAAGAATGAAGAGTTTAGGAAATGGTTTATGTCTAATCATAGATTAGTGGAAAAGTATGACCCGGATAGTAAAAAGTATATAACTTCTTATGAAAGAATATATGTATGGAATAGAATAATTCCTAATGATGAAGATGTAGCAGAATTAGTTAAGAATGAAGATTATGCGGGGCTTATGAAACTAGGTCATAAATATCTTTCTGTAACTCCTTCTAACGATTATACATTCTATACTCTTAAAAAGGAATATAAGACTGAAAAAGCTGTAGGTGTTACTATTGACAATAGAGGTAATTGGTTACCAAAACCTACTGAAAAGTCAGCTACTCCTAAACAAAAGGAGCTTATGACTAAGTATGGTATTTCTTATGCTAAAGATGCTAAATACCAAGGTTTAATACATGACCAATTAAAGAATAATCCTTCTTTAAAAGGATATTATGACCTGAATGAGACTTATAAGCAATTCTCTTTAGATGCTCAAAAAGAAGCTCCTAATTACACTAAGTTATGGTATGAAATACCAAGAATGCGTAAGACTTCTGTAGAAAAGTTTACTGTAGAAAATGGTAAAGAGGTAATAAACAACTTTACAGATTGGATGAAAAGGATAAATCCTTTTGTAAAGAAGGAAACAGACGATGCTTATTCAAGAGGTGTAGGTAACTACGATGCTACTAAAGCATTGATTATGACTGACTTATTTGGTAATGTTCCTACTAAGATACCTATTAAATATACTAACCATGTAGAATTAGAGAATATTTCAAAGGATTTAGGAGGTGCTTTATTAAGGTATAATACTTCTATAAGAAGTAATAAGATGTTACATGAAATCAACCCTATTGCTCAAACTTTAAAAGAAACTTTAGGTAATCCTGAAAATGCTATAAAGATGCAAGATTCTATGTCTAAGAATTTTGCTAAACTGAAATATGTATTTGTTAAACCAAAAGAACCAAATAAAGTGGTTTCAAATATGTACAAAGCAGTATCTAACTTTATAGAAAGAGAGTTTGAAGGTAAAGAAAAGATATTTGAAGCAGGGGTAGGATTTGATAGATTTGCTAGTCATATCATGAAATTAGGAGCTGTAGGTTCTCTGGCTTTATCTCCAGCAGCAGCTATAAGAAACCTTGTTTCTGGTAATATCCAAAAGACTTTAGAAGGTGTTACAGGTAAGTCATTTACAGGAAAAGACTTAAAAGATGGTGAAATAATATTTGATACCCAATATATGCCAGCTTTAGTAAAAGATGCATATAAAGCAGGTGAAAGATCATTATATAGCCAGAAATTTGAGTTATTTGACCCTTTAATGCATTATAATGAAAAAACAGGAGAACAAGCTAATGTCTCTATGCAAGCTGACCTTGCTGAAGGTAAAGTGTTCTTCTCTATGCAGAAATTAGGTGAAATTCATGTACAAGGTTCTACATTTGCTGTAATGATGCAAGCTCAAAAAGTACCTTTTACTGACCCTAAAACAGGTGAAAAGTCATATATTCCTTATGAATCAGCTTGGGAGCTTAAGAATGGTGTTATATCTTTAAGAGAAGGTGTTGACAAAGCTTGGGATAAGTATGGTGATAATTTTGCTCAGTTTAAACTACGTATGCAGAAAGTAAATGAAATGTTACAAGGTGCTTACGCAAAAGAAAACCAAGCAGAATTCCAAAGATATACTGTGGGTGCTCTTGCAGGGTTTATGAGAAAGTACTTTGTACCTATGTTTATGAATAGGTTCTCAGGTAATCGTATAAATTATTCTTTAGGAGAATTTAGAGAAGGTTACTATATGACCACTTTTAAAGCTATAGGTGATACTTTAAAACATGGTAAAGATAATTGGCATACATATACACCTGAACAAAGAAGTAATGTTTTAAAAGTAGGAGCTGAAGTAGGATATTCCTTGTTATTTGCTCTTATGATTTCATTATTAGGCTTTGATGGTGATGATGATGACAAATATAAGAAGCTTAAAGCTAATCCATGGATACAAACTTATGCTATATACCAGTTAATGGCTATAAAGTCTGAAGTTGAAACATTCATACCTTTCTGGAGTATGGGATTCAATGAGTGGGTAAGAACTGCTAAAACACCTACAGTAGCATTTAATGTTATTTCAAAATACATGAAGATGACTGAGGATTTATGGAATTGGACTACAGGTAGTGAAGATGCTTATTATGATAAAGCCTATGGAGTATATGATAAAGGTGATGTGAAGTTCCTAGCAGATTTATATTCTCTTATTGGTATTAAGAACTGGATGGTTCTTGATGACCCTACAGAAGGTGTAAAAGCTTATGTAAGAATGCAACGTAGATACTAAAAAAGAAGGGGGTTATTAGCCCCCTTTTTTATATATACTTATAGGCCATACCATATTTCAAGTCTATGTCATTAAATGTCTTTAAATCAATATGTTTTAGACATTCTTCTTTCCACTTTTCGTAGTTTGCTTGATTAGAAAAAAAGTATAGATTATACCAGTAGTCTGACTTCTCCTTTTTCTTTTCAGTATAATATACTATACCAGTATTAGCCATTCTAGAATAGTCATAATCTATTCCTTCCATCTTAAACTGCAAATCTAACAGTTTAGTTATTGTCATAATAAAAAAGGAGCAATATTTCTACTGCTCCTTGGTTGATTTTACTCTGCTGTTATTATAAGCGGTTGTTCATTTGCTACCTTTTGGACTTCTTCAGTTGTAGGTGCAGTTATGAGTCTTGTAGTCTTATACTTTTCGACCAAAGCAAGAAACTCTCCAGCGTTTATAACAAATTCATTTACAAACCATTCAAGATCTTCTCCTGTAAGCTGATAATTGAAATTGTTTTGAACTCTAAGCCTTTCTTTCTTAGGACGACCTGTTTTTCTACTTATATCATATTCACCATCGTCATTGAATTTCTCAATCAAATCAAATGCTTCTCTGCTCTTCTCAGATAAAAGTACTAAGTAATTACTTTGTACGAAATATCTTCCTTCTGGATATAATGCATCTTTACTGATGGGAAGTAAGTACATTGTATCTAAGTCATTAGCTCCGGGTGCTTTGTAAGCGTAATAGTGTCCTTTATTCATTTTAATAATTTTTACAAATTTAAGACTTTTTATAGAGTTCCTTCTATATGTCTCTTAATTAACAATTTTTTAAGATTATTCTGATTTGGTGTCTTTTCAGGGTAAACTTCATACTGTTCATGAGAATCAGGATGTACAATAACTACATTCTCCTTATTCATCCTATATTGAGGATATTTACTTTTAGGTAGAATATGAGAATAACAGGTTAATTTATACTTATAATACTCAGGTTTTAATCTTTTACCTGTTTCAAAGCATATAACTACCCCTTCATTATCACTTCTTTCATCCCAAAGTGAAAAGAACCATTTATGAAGCTCTTCTCTTTCTTCTTTTTTAGTTGCCATATAAGAAGCTTTATCTGTTATCACCGCTACCTTTCAGAACACCTCTTTCTTTTCTAGAAGAAAGTTTTTCTACATTAGCATCCACAACATCTTGTAATGTAAATCCTAAATCATCTGCTAAACTAGTAATATACCATAGAGGGTCACCTAACTCTTTAAGAATTCCTTCTTTATCAAGTTCAGTATCTCCTCTAAGCCATTTTTTTACCTTTTCAGTAATTTCACCTGCTTCACCAATCAACCCTAATGCAGGGTATACAATAGCATGTTTTTCAGGATAAACCTTCATACTTTTTACAAACTCATTATATTCATTAAAATCTTTCATTATATAATCTTTTTTAGTAATGTTTCTGTATACTCTTTATTGTCTTTTAGAAATTGTAATACCTTATCTTCACCTTGTATTTTATCTTCAAGGTCAGGTAATATAAACCATGCTCCACTTTTCTGTATAACTTTTTGTTCTACAGCTAAGTCATAGATCTCATGTTCTCTCTGTATTCCTTCACCAAACTTCACATAATACTGAAACTCTTTATAAGGAGGACATACTTTACTTTTAGTAATCTTACCTTTTACAAAAATACCATAAGCACCATCAGTATCCTTATCTAAAGACTTAGTAATCTCAATCTTAAGAGCTTGTAAATATTTCCATGCTTCTCCTCCGGGTTCTATATAAGGATTACCATAACCTCCCGGATTCATTCGATATTGATTAAGATATATAAATGCGGATTTACTTGTTGATAAAGCTGCATTTATAGTCCTGTAACCTCTTGACATCATGGCTGCTACTCTGGACATCCTTCCACCTGTAAGACCTGAAGTAATCTCTTCTTGTGGTATTAAAGCTGCTACAGAGTCTAAAACTACTACTCCGTATATATTACTTTGCAGAACTTTAGCTGTAAGCTCTAACCATTCTTCACCACTTACCACTTCTCTATCCTCTTTTTTAACTCCGAGACTTTTAAGAAGACTTTCTCTATCTACTATATGCAATAATTCAAGATTCACTCCTAACTTCTCTGCATATTTAGTATCTAAAGTACACTCTACATCTAAAAAGCAACATAGATTACCTTTTACTTGTTCATTAGCAATGATATTTAAAGCTAATGTAGTTTTAGAAGCACTTTCCCTACCTAAGATAGCAGTACATTTACCATCTTTAGGTACACCCTTTCCACCAGTAGCTCTATCTAAAGTAATAGAACCAGTTGGAACCCATTCATTTACATCTTCTAAATGATTTTCAGAAGCTTTTACAATAGTACCTTGACCAAATAGTTTTTCTAATTGTTTAGAAATTTCATCAGAATCCGATCTTGTTCTTGCTGATTTTGCCATATTTTTTCTTTCAAATTTACAAAATAAAAAACCCTCCACCAAATAAAATCATCTGATGGAGGGTTAAAATTCCCATCAACTAAATTCTAGTAATTTGGCATTGATCACCTGAACATGCCATACTAGCATACTCAGAAACCTGCTTATATTCTACCTTTTTAAGGATTTTATTAAAGTCTACTTCTTTGAATTGTCTATTGATTGTCTGCCACTTATGAAATAAATGAACATCTTTTAAACAATATACAAGTTTCTTTAAGTCACCTTTAAAGTAATTCTTAGCAAATTTCTTGGCTCTCTTTAACCAGTCTTCTTTTAACAAAACCCTATGTCTTGTACCATCCATTTTCTTAGTCTTATCTGTATTAAGAATCCAATCACAGGCTTCCCATAAATTTTCATCAAATACATGTAAAGCATCTACAATAAGACCAGAAGCTAAAAGTGCACCATTTCCGTATTCTTGTACTATTTCTTCCAAACTTAATACAGATGTAAAAGGAGCTTGGTTGAAATCTTTATCACCATAGTCACTCAAGAAACTAACTGCTGTAAAGCTTTCTTTATTATCCCAGATATAATCCACTACTTCTTTCTTATTATCTATGATAACAGTACAAGAAACGTTATGATTAATACCTTTATACACACATAAATCTTCATTAGTACCAGCAACTACCCAGTTTTCCTGAACTAACTTAATGAGTTCCAGATGTTTAACACCCTTTAGGTCCTTTTTAAACAATCCGTTTTTAGGATGAACTATAGGTACAAATACTACCCAATCACTACTAGTTGCTGACCATACAGAATCTTCCAATAAGAAAGGCATATTCTCTTCAAGATATTTAGCAGTAGTAGAATTCTTATTCAACTGCATAACTCTAAAGTATCTTTCAGAGTGTTCTGGATGAATACCAGAAGCTGTACCTAATATAACAGAAGCATTACCAGAAGGTTTAACACAAGTTGTTCTTGCAGCAGGGTTGATTTTTATAATCGCAGCTAATTCTTTATTAGTATTTTTAACTACTTCAGCTCCCCTTCTTAAAAGGTCAGCATTGAATAGCTTTGGGTTATTCATCCAGCCTGTAACAGAAACGCCTAGTAAAGACTCTCTTCTAAATATTTCTTCTGAAATTCTTCCTAAATATGGAAAATTAGTATAACCTGCTTGAAAAGTACCTAAAATACTGGCATCTTTACAAGCTTTTAAAAACCTTTCTTCAGTAGTACATTCTTGAGCATTGATTTCAGTCAAGTTACATCCTTGCACACCAAATTGATCTTCATACTTCTTTACAAAAGGAGCAATTTCATTATATATTATTTTACTATAATCTGTATCTACTAAACAAGGTATTTTAGATATTTCAAAACATGGATTGAACATATCAAACCATGAATTAGCAAATACAAAACCTATATCACTATCCCCTTCATTCAATCCTACAATATATTCAAAATACTCTTTAGTAACTTCACCTCTAATCATAAGGACAGAATTGTTAGTTCTTCCTCTTTGAGGGTTTTTAGCTCTCCAATCACCAATTTTAGCTCTTATAGATTCTTCATCATTAGGGTCAAGAATCATATTTAAAGCACTTCTTCTAACCCCTCCACTCAAAACAGCATCTGAAGCATGACATACAATGTCCATAGCTAAGATAGGTCTTATAACATTACCTTCTGTTTCTATCCAGTTTTCTAATAACGCTTCTATCTTTTCCAAGCTTTGTTTCAAACCTTCCGGGCCGGGAGCTTTAAAACCACCAGATATAAAAGCACCTTGTTCTCTTATTTGACTATAATCAAACCTTACTTTACATCCTGCATATTCTGGAAAAGGTTGTTTATCAACAAAATAAGAAGATAAAAGAATACCTAAAGCATCTGCCCATCCTTCTATACTATCAGGAATTACAAAAGTTTTAGTCTCGCCTTTCCTTTTATCAATTCTTGAAAGGTTATCTACAAAAGGTCTAAGAAGACCTACACCTACACCACAACCGCATAACCCAAGATAAAATATCTCTTGGAAAGCTCTATTTCTACATAAATGCATAGAAACACAATTGTACATTCTAGCATTGTGTTTCTGTATTTCTGGCCCTCTATACTGTAGATTACGCTGAGAAGCCAATACAAGCCTTTCCTCCATACTTTCTGAAGCAGATTGTAGATATGGTCTAATTTCATCTGCGTAGTCCTTATACTGAGCAAAATGCCCAGAAAGAATATCAGCACATGCATCATTCCAATTCTCATACCTTTCTACTGGTACAGGGTCAAGCTCATTATACTTAAATGTCTTCCATTTAAAGTAATCTGAGTACAGCTTCAGATCTGATAAAAATTTAAGTCCTTTGTTCATAATATTAAAAATGTTTTCATTAAAAAAAGAGGAGGACAGTATTGCCCTCCTCGGAGTATAAAAATACGTTACTATTCATCACTTACCAAGCAAAATCACTTAATCTTTAATATTTACAAAAAGGTCTCTTATTGCTTCTCCCAAATCCATATCATTTGGAAATAGCTTAATATAGTCTCTGAAAACTTTTAAAAGTTCCTCTTTTGACAATTCCTCAATTAAATCTTTTAGATTTACATTATTCATATTAACTGTTTTAGTGATGTAATTCTTTTAAATCCAACATTATACCTATGATTATGAGGAGCATCAAATAGAAAACAGCATACACCATGTCTATTCAGCTCTTCATAATTCTCATACCTATCATCTACAAAAATATCTACACCAGCAGCTTTAATAGCTTCTACTTTTGAAGTTCCCGGTTTAACAGTTATAACAGGTCTGGTTGGAAAACCATTCATGTCTAACCATCTTTCAGTTACTTGTGTATCAACAGGTCTTGAAGTTACATAACAATGTGGTTCAAAAGGTATGTCTTCAGGTTTAGTAAGAGGTTCTAAATCAAGGTAAAAATTATCCAACTCTCCAGATTTAGACATCTCTTCAAAATGTCTTAATATGTCTCTTTGGAAAAACCATGTCTTAGGTCTTTCTAAACCAAAGCGTTCACACCATGGCCCAAGCCAATCACATAAAACTTCATCAATATCCAGTCCTATTTTGGGCTTAGGTGTAGTAACACTACCTCTATCATCAAATTGAGGAGCTATCTTATAGTATGCACTTAAAAAGTGAGCATTACATTGAACATGGTCAATATGTAATAACCCTGTTTCTGGGTCAAAGTCTTCTCCCTTCTCTATAGCATTCAAATGCCTTTTTAAAGAAGCTATAACACTAGTCCAAGACATTCCTTTTTCCCAGTTTCTAGGTGCATATTTCTCAGCTCCTCTTGTTAGAACTTTCACTATTCCTTCTTGAGCATAAGGGTTTAGTAAGTCAAATCTTAATTTCCCTTCATTATACCTTAACCCTTGTTCTTTTTGTTCCATAATTAAGAATTTGATTCTATTACAATTGTACATGACGCTTTTTGATTAGGTAAATGAGTAAATTCATTAATAAACTCATTTTCAAATCTTGTCCATACAACACCATGAGGATTTTCGTATAAACATATATATGTTATTGCATTTGTCCACTCTTTTCCTATTTTTATAGCATTTACACTTAAAACAGCATATCTATTACCTTTTAAAGTGTAAACATCTCCTTCTTTAGGTTTAGGCTTTTCCACACCTTTTCTAAATCTAATAAACATTTTCTTCTATTTTTTCGTTTAAAATATCAACTTCTAATTGCTCTAGAATATCAATAGCTTCTTGAAGTGAAACCATTCCTGATTTCCTATTAGAATCTTTGATAATCAACTCTTTATCCAGTAGTTTCTGGATTGCTTTTTGAACAGGTGTCATAATATGAAAGATTTTCTTTTTCTAAATTAACAATAGGCCAAACTTCTCCTACTATGTCCTCTCCTATATCACATATCACTTCCTTCCATTTATTTCTTAGAACTTGTGATCTATTGACTATTAACCATGCTAAATTACTATCTTGCTTATGACTGTTTGCAGATTGTAAATACATAGGAATCATGTCTTTAAACTTTACGCTGAATTCAGAATATTTACCTTCATAAAATTTAGCATAATCATTCTTAAACTCAGAAGGAAGTCTATAAACCAGAACTATATACTTTCCACAATCATAATCATCTATAAGCAAGTGGGTTCTCTTGCCTTCAGCTTGTATAAATTGGTTAAAGTCATATATAACAGGAGGTTTGAAAAGTACATATAAGCAATTTTCATAAGGTTTGTTCTCATCAAACAAGTAGGTATTAATATAATTATGCCTTTTCAATGTAGCATAAGGTATTTTTAATAACCACAGCAATAGATTACTGGCATTATATCCTTTTGCTATCTCCCTTATATTCATTCATCAAAGTTTTTAAATGAAGGTAAAAATGTAACACCTTTATTTCTGATATTATTAGCTGACATACTCCAAATACCTGTTTCTTTACTAACTTTTAAGTCGTCCAGAATCTGCATTATCCCTCTATATTGAACATTACCAAATTTAAAACCGTTAAAACCTTGTTCAAAATGCTGGTCTGTTGTTCTATATATAATAGGGTCAAGGAAATTGGTCTGGTCAGCAGCAATAAATGCTAGATTTTCAACTTTATAATCTTTATATTGATTAGTTAAACACCAGCTCATTATACCATATTTGTATAAAGATGACTGGATGTAATACTTTCTCTTTAAAAAGCTATTAAATAGAAAATCCTCAACAAAGTTAGTTACTTTTAGGTCATAAGGATAAATTATTTTTTCCTTATCGTCAATAACTATCCTGTCAGCTTCCATCTTAAACTCTTCTCCATCCAGTTCAAAAAGAATAGGAAATTTGCTAAGTCCTTCAGCTTCAAAGATTTGCTTTGTATTTTCTGAATTCCTTAACTTCTTTTCTATATTCTTATACAAATCAGCTTCTTCTACTGTAAGTACTATTTTACCTACACTATTTAACTTTTCTGTAAAGAATTCTACAGCTTCATTATTAAATCTTACTATAAAGTTACCTATACTATCCCTTAATTTACCACCATTTCCTTCTTTTAAAGCTTCATAAGCTTTTTCCATCCTAGACTGTAAAGAAGTTGAAACTACACCTTCTTTTGTGTCTTCCATGGTAAATTTAAAGAGAAATTCAACAAAAGTAAGTAATTGACCTGTAGGTTTTGGAGCTGAAGTTATACTAAAGTACTTATCAGCATTCTTAGGATCTGTTAAAAGAACATCCACAATATTACCTGCTCTAATGTCATCATTATCATCATCTTCTAACTGCTCTTTCATTATATACTTCTTCCAGAACTTTAATCTGGAATCATTATACATCTTTAAAGCACTATAAGATAATCTATCTATTCCTCTGTAGCCTTCCACTTCTTTATTAGGTAAGGCCTGTACATCTGATCTACTCATACATTTTTTTTAATTGTTCTAAAATCAGAGTTTAATAATTCTTCGGTATGATTACCGCCATTATCTTCTACAGTTAAAAATTCATCAAAATCATGTTCAGTCCTTTCTTCTACAAATCCATCTTCTTCATTTTGTTCTTCTAACCTACCTTTATCAAACATCTCTTTTACTTTTTTCTCTGCGTCTTCATAGGTATCTCCTTCTATTTGAAACAATGACCTATACCAACTGGAAATCTTCTTGTCAAAATAAAAATTAAACTTTGGCATTTCTTTTCTTTTTATAAAGTGATCCTAAATCTAACGGTAATTCTTCTTGCATAACATTCCCTCTAACGCCCTTTGCTGGAATTGACCATGAAGCAGCCTTGTAAATATCTCCATTACTAGGGTCTATAAAACAAAATACGCTTCTACTTCCTGACTTGGAAGTTTGGATTACTTTAACAAATTTAATCATATGTTTATAACTGTATTTCTCTTCAAAAGTAGACCTATCAGTTAATGTCGTAACATACAATTCAATTTTTGCTTGGATTTCTGGGTTAATTGGTTCTCTTTTCATACTTTTTTCATTTTCTTGTTTAATTTCTGCTACTACTGTTGGTGTCATATTTTCAACTGGTATCGAAATTCTAAAAGATTCATCTTCAACTTCAAATGACCTAAAAGACGTTTCATTATATTCAGGATATACAATTTCAGCATGACATCTTTGTATTTCACCATTTCTAAAATACTTTACCCAAAGATCATTAGAGTCATCACCCTGTCCTTCTAACATGAAAATATAAGTAGGGTACATTTTACTTATCTCAATCATGTCTCTTTCATGGTCATACCATGTACCTGTAGTATAATATTCACCTACATCAAATCCTCTATGTTTTAACGCTACTGAGAACTCTATGACATCATCAAGAAGGTCAGTATCATCATTATTATATAATGATAAACTATAATCTGTAGTATATCCCATTATTGATTAATTTTTCCTTTAAAAAATCTAGAAAGAATGTGACTATTCCAACAATCTTTCCTAAACAATACTTCATTTGCAAACAAAAAAGCAGTTTCCCAAAAAGTGAGATCCTGCTTAGTCTTACAAAACTTTATAATTTCTCTTTTGAAACCTTCTGTACCTCCTCTTTCTGCTATGTAAGCAAGCAAGGGCTTACAACTACCCCAATAACTTTGCCATCCAGAGTCAACAGTTTTTATCTGTATCTTCTTTCTAGTGCCAGCCCTTGCTTTCTTAGATAACTTAGTCTTCTTTTTATGGGTAAAAGCTTTCTTACCTATATAAATCATACCATTATTATCTGTCACAACATATATAAATCCTGTAACTCCTTGTTTTATAAGAGTTTCTGCTTTGTTATTGTCTATCTCTGCTCCTCTATATTTCCAAGGAGGCTGCTTTTGTATTTCCATAAATAATTTTTAAATTTAGATATTTTTCCTTTACAACATAAACTTATATAATCTGAAGTAAACCCTAATTCTTTTTCTATATCTTTAGCAGAATTCCATTCTTTTATAAAAGTTCCTTTTAAATCATATTGAAAAATAGGTTTTTTAATTTTAGAAATTCTTCTTTCTATAAATTCCTTAGATTGTTTATGAGTTTTCCAAGGAGCTTTTCTTCCAGAAAAAATAGATGAAAAGTACTCTTTTCTGATATTATTACCATTCCATATTTTCTTTTGAGAATCAGACATTTTTTTTCTTGTTTCTTCAGATACTTCTTTTTTTTCTATCTTTTCTTTTTTAGGAAAAATAAAATTACCTCCATCTGTTAAATTTAATCCATTTTCCTCAGGGAATTTGCTATAATTGGACTTTAATCTATTTATCCAAAAGATTTCTTTATTATCAAGTTCAAAATCTTTACATTCTTCAACAATTTCAAATTGGTGATTATCATACCCATATTTTTTAATAGATTTTTGTATTAAACTTAAATTTCTATTTTTTGGTTGAAATTTATGTTCATAAAATCTTTTCTCAATATGTTTACTTTGTCCAATATAAATTCTTCTTGACGGGGATGTTATTTTATAAATTCCACAAATCATAATATAATAGTTTTATATTATAATATACGGAATTATTTATAGAATAAATAATTTAATTACATATACAAAACCATATATCTTATCTGGAGGGCTTTCTATTTCTTGTTCTCTGTACAACCATTTTTGGTTTGACATACTTCACAATTTTAATGTTAGTTAACTCTGCTTTTACAGGAAGCCATCCTTTTTCATCATTAATAAGACAAGAAATACCACCGTCAGTAGCAATTTTTATCCTACCTGTACCATTTTCATATACAGTTCCGTCTTTTGTTATAAACTTAAATATAACTTTAGTTCCAGTTTTAGGCTTTGGGAGAGACCTTTTACCAGAAATAGAGCTTATTTCTTGTTTATTCTTGAATTGACTACGAGTTTTCTTTTTTGCCATCACCAAAAGTTTGCTCCAAACTTTGAAGAAGTTTAGACATGTTTAAATCATAAAATCCAGAACAATTTATACAGTTAATTTCTACGACTCTATAATCATCTTGATAAAGACAAATATCAAGTACATAAGCTCTTGAAGGACTATACAGTTTAGCCATCTTTTTAGAAAAGATATAAGCTTCTTGGTTATTGTCCATGTTAAGCATATTTACTCTCTTACCTATCTTATATTGTGACATAGTTATAGGTTCACCGTCTATTATCCAACACCTTATCTCTTGCTGTATATCAGATTTTACTGGAACTATTACAATTTTGGTTTCTTCTTTAATATTCTTTAAACTACCATTAGTTTTAGCTTCAGTAACCCATTCTTTCCAAGAATCGTGTGTGAAAACTTGACCTGAAAATAATTTAGTATCTTTTGAAGGTCTAGCAAAGAAAGTATAAGGTAAATCAGTAAAATAAGGATCATTTATATCCATTACAATTGCATCATCATTAAGCATATTCTTACCGTAAAAGCTTGAATATTTCTCAAAATCATGATTATCATTATAAAATATACCCGGATACCAATCTCTATGCTTTGTAGCCATTACAGCATTTACACTACCAAAAAAGAATACATCTTTTCTATCAGTTTTTACTTCTATTTCATGAACAAATGGTCTGTACTTAACTATTTCATAATCAAGTTTATACCTTTTTAAATGCTCTATAAGAGTGTTAAAATGAAACTCTCTAAATAGATTTTCTTGTATTACATAGTACATAAATAAACTTTTTATTCTCCAGCACCTTCTTCATCAAAAAGCTTTACATTTAATAACTCCCCTCCTTTAATCTTAACTAATTTATCACCTAAATCAATTAATAAAGCATCGTCATTAGATGAGATTAAAGTAAAAAGCTCTTTATTACCATAGTTAGGTGTTTTTGTAAGGAACATATTCAATTCCCTTGATAAGTCTTTAAGTGTCATAAGTAGTTATTCTGAAGTGATTGTAATTGTACCAACAAACTGAACAAAAGCCTCTTTACCATAAGAAGTACTATATAACCCTTCAAAGTGTTTTTTCTCATGATATATTGTAATTCCTGAAAAAACACTTTCCCAATCACCTTGCGCCGTAACTAAAACTACTTGATTACCTTCTCTAGTTACTACATAATTTCCCGCATAAAAAATACCTTTTGGTGACTTTACACTTTTAGTAATTGTTACTGTTGCCATTTTAAAATAATTTAATTTGATTAGGATCAACCTTTTTCAAAGTTATTTTCTTTTTACCATAATTGATTTTAGCTATTATCTCTAAAACCTTATCAATATACCATGATCTCCTTACATTACATAAATGTGTTTCATATGTTTCAGGAGTAAGTCTATTACATACAACTTTTTGATATTCAGCAGGTTGTACATTCTGGTCATTTGCACCTGTTTCTATCTCTTCTTTTACTTCCTTCTTAATATGAATTCCATCTTTTGCTACGTAATATCTGATAAGTTTAGGTAACTTAATTATCCTGTTATTACCATATCCCTGATGAGTATAAGTCTGACCACTATTAGATCTTGCACAAAAATCAAATATATCATTATGATTGTTTATAAACTCTTCTGGTTCAATACCCTCTTCATAGTACTTCTGAAGAGCTAAAGCTATAATACTAAAAGAAGTATTCTTATGCAATTCTTTATAATATTCAAAGTCACCTTTAGCTTTCAACCAATCCTTGTCATTCTTTGATTTATGAGGTCTAAAAGAACCATTTACATACTCTCCAAGTTTATGAGCTAGGTAGTCATTTACAGATGTTTGAGCTATCCATTTAAACAATGTAAATTCAAAGTTACCCATTTCAACATTACCTATCTTTTCTTCAAAGTATTTACACTTTGCAAAAAGCTCAGATAATTTAGATTCTGGTATAACTACGTCAAAACCATCTGTATTACAAGAAACTACATTATAACCATTTAATACTAAGTCTTCTACAACCATTAGAATTTCCAGTTGACATCCAATGGTTACATCTAACATTACACAAGGATCTTCTTGCCAATCCCCCGGAGCACCTAATTTACCATAAGCTCCTCCATTAAGAGACAATTTACCCATTTCCTGTAAGGAATTATATTTAGGGTCCTTTGTCTCTCCAAAAAGTTTCTTATAATTAAGCCTTCTTTGGATTTTACCTTTTAACATCTCATTCCACTCTTTACCGAGATGTTTAGGAAATTTACCACTCTTCCTAAGATAATTAGGATATTGTGAACCTACATCTATCTGGATATAAAGATACCCTTCTTCAGGTTCTATATATCTTGGTAATTCATTAGAATGTATACCTCCTTTAGCAAGTGTTACTGTAAGCTCAGGATTAAATGTATACTTGAATTCCTGTTTTTCATTAAGTACTGGAGTATTACCAAATTCCTTTATAAATTTTTTAAGCTTATCTGTTTGAAACTCAACTGTTTTTGGAAAGAAGGTACTAAATCTCTTACCGTAGAAAGTATTTACCTTTTTAGGTTTAAGGTCTCTTTCTTCCCTACCTGACATTGCTAAATAGTCTTTCTTATTCCATTCAGCTCCTATCTGTACGTCATTCCAGTTCAAACAAGGTAATCCTACCTCATTCATGATAATCTCTCTATCCTTAATCTTGTCTTTTCCTTTATAAAGAATATGGTTAGTTTCTCCTATAGTATATAAGAAATGCCTATAGGTATTAATTACGTCATTTTCACAATACTTTTCCAAATCCTCTATTTCATCATCAGTAAAATCTAATTTATCAGGTTCTACTTCAAAGTTTTCTATTATAGGAGAACGTAGTTCAAACTCTAACTGCTTTAAAGAGACTCTTTTATTCTCATTAAAGAAGTGCCATACTCTAGGAGTATCTATTTGCTTGATTATTATATTCTCTTCCTTATAAGGAGGAAATAAGCCATAAGATTGATTTTCAATCAGATCAGATGAAAACTTAGAGATAAGTGAGGAGACCTGAAGGTTATCCAAGTCCACCCACTTACTGTAATTATCAAAGATGAATTGTACTACTTGTCCATCAAATCCTATAGTATTATACCCAACAAAATACTTTGACGTATTATTCTTTATAAAATCAATAAAATCAAATAGGTCATTTCTGTTCTTATTAATTCTAAATTTTATAAAACGTTCAGTATCAGGGATATAAAAGCAAGCTAAGAAGAAACCTTTTATGGTTTCCAAGTCAAATACAATTATATCATCTTTGTAATTCATAATCCTACCCTTTTTGCTTTAGGTCCAATATAAGCTTTTACATCTTTTTCTGTAAGAAAATATATAAAATCAGGAGTTGTTCTAGCTCTTTGTGATTTTACAACTTCTAAATTACCGTATTGTTTAATAGGTACGCTCCAATATTCATTGCGGTCAGAGTAACTTAAACAATTTTGTCTACACCCCCAAAGATATTCTTTAAAATTAGGTACTTCTACTTGACTAAAAACTTTTAAACCTGTGTTTTGACAGAGATTATTATCCTGTCCTTTTTTTCTGAATCTCATTTTACGTTTGTTTTTGAATTGTGATGATCTACATAATGAATGTCTCTTTTTAAAAGCAAAGGTATGACTTCTGAAGTTAAGTTCATAGGTCTATACTCCTTAAATAATTTGTAAGCATTATCTATACCTACATCCATACTCCTTCCTATTTGCCAACCTTCAGCACTTGCATGAGAATGACCGTAGAGATGTATATACCCTTTATGAGAACCTTCCCATATAGCATGTTTATAATGTGATAAGAATATATTATAACCACTTACTTTTATATTCTTTACATATTGTACAGAACTAAATAAATCCTGACAATTTATTAAATCCCTGTCAGTATTAATAGTTTTATTATTTGCTATATGAGTATCATGATTCCCTAAAATAAGATGTATGTTATTACATCTCAACTGTTTACGAAAGTTCCAGATATTATCTATACCTCCAAAAGACCAATCTCCCATATGGTAAAGCTCATCATCTTCTTTTACAAGCCTGTTGATGTTCTTTACTATAGTCTCATTCATCTCTTGAAGACTGTTAAAATCCCTGTATCCTTCTTTCCAAGAACTGCAATTTTTAGATGCTATA